TATTAATTCTATACAATATTCATCTTATAATATTTCCGGAGCTAGATATAGCCCAGATCTTCGAGATTGTTTAGATGCTATTAATGTAGAAGCAATAAATTGCGATACGTCGTTAGGCTCGGACGTAAACTACCCATATTCTTTAACTTATAATAATGTTACGGATTATGGACAAAATAAATCAAGAACTCTTAAATATGATATATGTACAAGTTCTGGAATTCCAGTTCAATATTTGGCGTGGAGTTTTACTGGATACACTGTGCCGGAACAATTAAAAATATATTATTGTACATCATCAAATAGCGCTGGAACGTTAATTGATAATTTTATTCATGGAGGTTCAGCAACAACAAGTTTATATCCAAGTAATTATCCGGATGGAAGCGCAAGATACGTGCCCCACACATACAAAGGCACGTATGGATTGCGATATATTTCTCGTTTTGATAGCATTGAATATAATGATGGCGATTATGTTAAAATAGAAATTATAGGAAGCGTATATGATCCAAATAATAACAATACAAATTGGGACTTAAAACTAAAGTCCATATACGAATCGGAAATTTCTTGCGAATTACCGTGGGACGCTAGTATACATAAAATAAATTATGCGATCGACCCATCGATGGTATGGAATGGCGGCACTAATTGCCGATACGAAATAACTTATACTACATATGGAACTCCAAGTATGCCAAGTAAAGACTCAATTAGCTCGCCATGGTTATGGAGATATACTGATTTACATTCCGCGAATACCTACAATCCTGCGGGTGGTTTAATTAATCCTGTTAAAATATCGATGCGAAGAACGACTAACGGCACAAATTCGTGGATATGGAGTGGTTCAGGACTTTATACTTGTGTATCGTGCGCCGGTAATGGTTCAATTACATTATCTTATGATCCTGGCGCTGATGTTTCGACTTTATTAATAACATGTACCAGCGACGATGACTATAATGCTTATGTATCTAATATACAATCTATTAAAGCCGATCCCGATTATACAACATGGGAAAGTCTTACCAGCGAAGATACAAGATATTATGGATATTATCAAATTTATGGATTTAATGCGTCTACTTGCGGAGATACACAGCCAAATTATCAATTACTCGTTAGTCTATTAAGCGATGTTAGTTGGGATCCAACCTCCCGAGTAATAAGTTTCACATTGCCTATTCCAACAATTCATAGTAGTATAATAGATTTATCTACCGCATCATGTAATGAAACTTACTCAATTGTTAACAGTGTAGTCAATAGTATGTTGATTGTGAAAAATAATACATATAATACTATTCCTATAACAACAAATGTTCGGGCTCAAAGTCCTGTTTCAGCTTTATGGCCAACTACATCCTCTTTATATGAAACAACAAGAGAAACTTGGTATACATATTATATTTATGACGCGCTTCTGAATAACATATGTGATATATCATCTTATGGATTTTTATACGATGCAAGTAATATGATGCCAAACTATCCACGTTCTTGGTCATTATTTAATTTTGCAGACAGAGGAACTATTACAGATGCAAGTGATCCAATAAATAACTGGAAACTTGAAAGACGAACTTTCCTTCGCACCGAAAATACGGCTGATATTGCTTATGAAACCGTTTGGGAAGTAAGTCGAGGAGCTGTCATATATCCATAAAAATTTAACAAAAATTTAACAAAAATTGAACAAAACTTTTTCTTTTTTCATGAATAAATAATTATGAAAAATAATTGATCTGACGACAATTATTAACTCTGATTGGATCTAAGGACCAATCAAACTAAAATAAATTCATTTAAGGAGGATTTAATTATGACACAATTAGCACGTTTTTTAAACCACAATGAGGTTGAACCATGGGATCTTTTATTCAGAGATCTTTTTAAAACAGATTCATTCTTTTTGCCCGCAATTAATTCAAAACCGGGCTATCCTGTAGACATTTATGAAGATGATAAAACAGCAACTATTGAAATTGCTGCTGTAGGTCTTAATAAAGAGGACATACAAATTGAAGAAACTGATGGGCTTCTTACAGTTTCGTATGAAAAAGGAGAAGAACAAAACGAAGAAAAACCTAATTATATTCAGAGAGGTATTGCAAAAAGATCTTTCTGTTTAAGTTGGAAATTTTCAGATAAATACAATCTTAAAAAGATTGACGCAACAATGGACAAAGGAATTCTTAAGCTTCAAATTCCTAAGAAAGAAGAAAAGGCCATTGTTAAAAATACTATTAAAATTAAATAACGAAAATTTAAATCGTCAGATCATAAAAAAGAGGGAATTTTTCCCTCTTTTTATTTTTTATCCTATAGGCAAAGGCAATTGTCCCGGAAATCCATAAGTTTTAGCGCCTACACTTGTAAATTTAACTAAAAATTTTAACCACGCAAAATTAGTAACTTTTAACAAGTTATAATGCGGAAATGCATCTTTTTGGATTATTCCACCTACGGGTAAACTCATTAAAGGAACTATTGTATTTAGATATGCATTAAAATCAAATATGTTTATGGGTAATGAATCAAGTTTTTGTTCAAGATTTTTAGCCATAGTTAACGTATTTGATAATCTAATTTTTTCTATTATAGGATTTAATATTGTTTCATTTACATTGTCATCCAATTCATCGTCTATATCTATTACGGGCTTAGGATTTTTTAAAGTAAATCCAAAATTTGCTGTCATGGGAGTAATTGAAACAGGCAATGCTGCTAATGCCTGATTTGCCGAGTCCAATAATCCTGATAATTTGTCTAATTGATTATTAATAAATTCTTGAGTTTTATAAAGTTCATCTGAAATTCCTTTTAAAGGTGTCCCTAACGTATATGCCTTATAAAGCCCTTGATATATTGTTTGTTCTTTCCATAATTTAACCTGTTCTGCAATTAAAAGTTCTTCATATTCTGCAAAACGAGTTGTCCACCGAGTCATTTCTTCAACATAATGTATATTTTGCTGAACACCTGCTCGAATATTACTTAAATTAAATTCTTTATCTTCTGGTGAAAAATATCTCTTAGGTTTGTTTTCTTTGTTTTTGATTATTGATTTTCTATAATTCTCAATATTTTCTTTATGCCCTTCTATTCTTTGTTTTGATTTTTCCAATAAAGGTTTAATCCCAAGTTTTTTAAGTTCTTCATTTGATTTTGCTAATTGACGTTTTATTTCTTCAATTTCTCTTTTAACTGCACCTAATGGATCAGCGAAAGGCAATACGAAATTATTTGATAAATTTGCCATTATCACCATGGGAAATACATAAATACCGCAGACAGTTAAACCTAATACAATAAATCCATATTTTGTTTGTATAGGTTTTATTGGAATGTAAATCACCGGAAATAATATAGGCGTAGGAAGAATCCACCCCGTAGACCACCCAGTTACTGGATTTGCTACACTTGTTAATGTTGCAAATGCACAATATTTAAGCCAATACTGAATATCACCGTATCCAAACTTAGGTTCTGGATTCACATAATCTTTATATACGGGATCACAGCTTAAATCATCTGCAATAATATACAACCTTGCCGATTTATCGTTATAAGTAGTTAATGAATATGTGCTTATTAATGATAAACTTTCTATTATATCTTGTATTTCTTCAATTTCTTTATTTAATTCGTTATATCTATTAATTAAATCACGTAAAAAAATAGTTATCCAATCTCCTTCTTTTATTGTTTCATTTTTAGGAGTTGTTTCTTTTTTTAGGACATTATGCTTTTGAACAACTTTATCAATATTAACATAAAATTCATATAAGGCAACAGCTTTATTTACATAAGAAGTTTTTTCAATTGGGTCTAGCTTATTATTTTGATCGGCTAATCCCTTTAAATAATCTTTTACTCTTGAGATATCTTTAGTCGTGTTATAAATTTCGTTTATTCTATTTAACCAACGTTTTGCAGTTGTTGCTCCTTTTTCGATTTTTTTAATAAGATCTTTTAACTTATCTTCTATTTTGTTTTTATTATAATTGTCGACAACATATCTTCTATCTCGAAATTCATTAATTTTATCTCTAAATTTAATTTCTAAATTACTTGGGTTTTCAATTTGATTTAATTCAAGACCTAAGTCTATTAAATAATACTCAAATAATTTATATTCTTTTTTCTGAGCTTTAGTATATTTTGAAATATTTTGCGATTTATTATATAATCGTTTTAAGCTACTATTGAATTTTTTCTCTTCATTTTCTATTTGATCTTTTAAGGTAAGAAGAGTTTCATTTTTAGCATGTTTTTCAACATTGTTTTTGCCAGTTATATCTTTTATATTTTTATCATATTCTTTTTGGATTTTTTCATATTCTTTTACAATATCTCTCCATTCATCATCAACGCCTCTATTAACATTTTTAGTTGTTTTATCATCAACAATAGCAATTGATAACATTGAAGGATATAGCGAATTAACCATGTGAGTTTTTAAAAATAACTTTATATCATTTAATTCTTGATATTTTTCATTAAGTGAATTAATTTTATCTGAAAGTAAATCCGTAGGTTCAGAGATATCTCGTAAAATTATTTTATTTGCGCTAACATCTTCTATATAACCCTCAACCGGACTATATATGGGCATATTTCCTAAATAAGAAAATATTGTACCCTGTGTAACATAATCATCTTTTTTTGTAACTGATATAAATTTCTCTTTATTACGATTATTCTGTATTATTGCGTATGTAGCTATCTCCGGAATAATTTTAGGTTGTTCTATTGTAGGCATTGATCCTTCAGTTGGGCATCCAATGTTTTTCATCTTTTCAGATAGTGGTATATGTGGCACCTGAATATCATCGAGTTCACGAGGACACTCTAAAGTTATTTGTAATGGAATCCTATTAATCGATACATCGAATGGTTCTGGTGGCCTGGAACATATGTAATTTGGCGCTATTTGTTCATTTAAAGTTTGACGAGATCTTTTTGCAAGTTTTAATCTATTTTTTAAATAAATCGAAGTGAACATTGCTATCAAGATTAAAATATTGTCTAAGCTTTTAAGCGCATTTAAAATATCTTGATATAGTTGCTTATATTCATCATAAATATGAAGGCTTTGATTTCTTATTATTGAATATGTAACTCGAATAACTCTTTGAATATATTTTAAACGGTATTTTGAAGGATGATCTGTATTTGTAAAAAGATTTCTTATCATTTCAATAATATACTGCAATATTGCAATGAATGATTTAATTTGTTGTTTAATATCTTCTATAGTTTGAGATATTCTATCGTTTAAAATTTCTATTTCGCTTTTAATTTCTTCTATTTGAGCATTTATCTGTTGTTTAACGCTTTCAGAGGTTTTACTTATTAATTGTTTTTGAAGAAGTTTAATTTTTTCAACTCTTGCAGATATATCTAATTTAGTATGTTCTTTATTTATAAGATAAGATGTAGCTCCCATTAAAAGACCTTTCGCAATTTCAAGATTTTGCACTTTTTTATCAATGTCATTAGTTGCGTCTATACGTTTTAAAAGATCTTCTTCTCCTAAATTTTCATCCCAAGTATCTAATTCTTCTTTTATTTCATTTGTTTCATTATAACATTGAAGTAACATATCTGAAACATAATCATTATTTATTTGATCAGAAGAATATTGCAATATGGCTTTAGACAAAGGATCGTTTCTTAAATAATATTTAAGCGTATTTTTACTCATTTGTTTTTTAATAAGCTTATTAATGATAAGCTCAATAGTAAGCATAGCTGCTGCTTCAATCAATTCTCTTTTCTTGGGGATGCTGAAATATAACGCTTCAAGTTCCATATTTAATTGGAACTTGAGATACGTTTTTTCGGAATCTACCTTATTTTTGATTGCTTTTTTTAAACGTCCTTTTATGTCTAAAGTTCCAATCATTATTTGTTCACTACAGGTTTGCTGTTACTATATATACCGCTAGTTTGTCTGCCGCCATAAGTTGGGCATAAATCTTTACTGCATGAGACAAACATCCAGGCTATTAAAATGATAATAAAAATGATAAGTCTTTTTTTCATGTTATTTTTGTTTCTAATTATTTTTATAAAGCCGATTTAATATCAGTTTTAGGTATTTGGCTCTATCCTAAGTTAAAATGTTTCTTTTTTTCATTGGGGTCTGAATACACGGCTTTTTTAAAAGTTACTTCAAATGGTTTATCCAATTTTTGCTTATACTTCTTTCCCTCGCCCTTTTTTACGTATGCTATTGTCATATGAGGTTTATATCCTGAAAATGTTTGAGTGTTAGGAAATTTTAAGAACTCTTTACGATATTCTTTAAGTTGATTAATTGCAGGAACATTAAATTTAACAACATCAAATTCGTCATTTTCGAAAATATCTATATTCTCAATTTTAACTGTAACGGGACAAATTAATTCTTTTATTTTTTCATATAATTCTTCTTTATTAATTTCATCATGGTGAAATCCATATAATATTGTTATATGGGGTTCTTTTTCATACCCATAATCATCGTTCTTTTCATAAATATCTTCTTTATTAACAATATGGATTTTATCATTCCAATCAGGAACTTTTGCATATAACATTAGACATCCATACGAAAGATTTTCGCTTTTTCTTTCTAACAACCAATTTTTATAACTTTGAAAATTCATATTATACTATAAATATTTTAACAAAATGTGCTCTCATAACTTAAACTCCTATTAATACATTAGTTGATGTGGCGCCTTGTTTCACAGATTCGACAAGACCCACATTTACACCAGGTGTTGCTGGCATCTTACTATCCAATGCAGCTGCTAAGGTCGAAATAAGCGCCCATAACGGTTCAGCAAGAATAGCGTGTTGATATGGTGCTGCACCTACTTTAGTCGTTTGTGCGCCATTAATAACTACTTCATCAGCAGCAACTTCAGCCTTTGCTGCAGCAACAACTTTAACTTCATTCTTTGTTGTAATATTTGTAACATCTCCATCCATTTGAATTATTGAATCCATATTGGGTGTCTGGAAAGTTATCATTGTATCGGGTGTTATCGAAATAATTGATTCTTTATAAAAAATTTGAAAACCCGATAACTTTTGATATATGACAGTTAGTTCTTCACCAGGATCATATAATAAAACATGAGTACCCTGATAGTCATCTTTTATTCGATTTATTAAATCTGTGTCTATGTTTTGAATAGTTGTGTATTCTGGGGCATACATATCTCCGTTATTAAACTGTATTCTAACAAAATGCCCAGGTTTAGGAATAGAAATACTTCCTGCGCCATTGCCCGCAAATATCGTTGAATTTATTGGAGTTGCCCAAGGTAAATGTTCATTTTGAATGCCGTCAAATAATCCAAAGACTTTTACTTGACAACGTCCAGAAAAAGTTGGGTCATTAGAATTAATAACCACTCCAATCCAATCGCTACTGCGTAAATCGTGTTGAACAAAATCTATGTCTGAAGAATATGCCATATTTTAATTTTAAATAACTTGCGTAGAAGCTGCATTGGGATCTGGTTGTTTAAATGGTTGGCCTTCTATCTTTGAACCTAAGCCTGATGAAGGAGCTTCTTCCAAAACGTTTTCTATTTTTACGCTATTCATTTTAATGCCAGGAGCGGGTCTCTCAAGCCTATTATCATCAATAGTTGAGCCTAATTTATCTGAAGGTTTTCCACCTCTACTAAGTTCTTCATCTATTGATGTCCCTAACTTATCTGAAGGATAACCTCCCCTATCAAGATTTCCATCTATTCTAGTTCCCAGTTTTTCTGAAGTTTTTCCACGATTTCCTACAGTTTCAGGAATTTTAGATCCTAACATACCTGATGCTATTCCGCCGCTATCAAGATTTCCATCAATTTTAGTTCCCAATTTTTCAGAAGTTGTAACATTTATGGAAAATGTGGAATCTATTCTTCCTTCTAATTTTGAAGATGGAGCATCTTCGCCAAATCCGGTTGCTTCAATTTCTCCTGATAGTCGGCTTGATGTAGGATCTCCTCTTAATAAAGAAGCAGCATCTATTTTTCCTCTAGTTGCCGTGAACGGAGGAACCACTTCTAAACCTCCTCCTTCAATTGTTTTTGGTGCGCCTATTGCCATATCATTTTCATTTATATTTGTTTGTAGGGAATAATCAATTATGTCATTCCACGTTTTTTTATCATTTAAAGCTGTTTGAGCAGCCATTTTAAGTAATTGGCTATCTTCATCTCCTATAGAATCTGTTTCTGTATGTACAAGAGTTGTTAAAAACTCTTTCATTATTTCGTCTGTTTGTATTGGGCCTTCTAATCTTGAAGAAGGAGCATTTTCATATTGTTTTGTTACTTCATTAACACCTTTTCTAATCATTCCTAAAGCGCCTACAAGATTTTTAGCTCGAAGAGCAGCAGTAATTTCACTAAACGATAATCCAATGCTTGGTATAGTTGTAATTTTTGCTTTATCTATTTTACTTCTAATAAAATGACGAGCAAAACCAGTCCCCCATGAAATTGCATTTCCTATCCAAGTATCTGGGATAGTAGGGTCAAATGGAATATCTATCATTTCTCCTGAACGATCATTATAAAATTGTGTATTTAACCTTTCTGAAGGTGCCATTTTAGGAATAGCATCCCTTGTGTCTTGTGTAGTATCATAATTTTGTCTTTCATTGTACGATAAACCAGAACCATGTGTATCATTATCAGGATCCTGTTCTCTTGTTTGGGCTATTTGTAAATATGTTGGATATAATTGTTTAATGTTATTTTCAAATGTGGTGCTTATTTCTTCTTTTGCTCTATCTCTGCCATTTATCTTTCTATCAATAAGATACATATGTTGAAATAATGGATATATTTGAGTTTCCTTAATATTTCCAATTTTTATTCCGAATTTAACAGCTCCTTGTGGAGGATCTCCTGCAACATTTAGACTTGTTAAATGCGTATATTCAATATCAGATATATCAAATTCACACATCTCACACGTTATTTCCCATGTAGGAAGAATATCGTCTAATACTTTTAAATACATTGGGGGTGAATTCGGATTTGTACTAATTTTGGGCAAATTAACTTTTACATTTTTCATGTCAGCTAATTCATGCCTCATACTTTCAATGTTTTTACTGTTAAAGTTTCTTTCAACTTCTTTAAGATTAATACCATACGCATTGTAATCTTGTTGCACATGAAATGAACGAAATTCTGCTAAATAAATTTTTAATGTAAAATATCTCATCATATCGGGAAGAACCCAACGTTGATAAGTATCATCCCATACTATTTTTCGATACAAATTGATAAGATATGTCATACGTAAGTCTAATCCTTCAAGACACGTGATTATTATTCTTTTATCATTTGTAATTCTTTGTCCTTTTGTCGTATCAATCTTTAACAGATCTGAAACTCCGTCGATTTGTTGAAAATAATAAGGATAATTATTTTGTAAATCATTAAATTTTTCAATAAATTCTTTTAACATCTTAGCTCGAGTTGGTTCATTAGAGTTTTCTAGAAATTCTATTGCTGAATACATTGGAATATCTATTGAACGTATAACAGGCAAATTTAAAGATACTGAGGCTCCTCGAGCAGATGTTCTTGATAGTGTATTAAATAAAGGGTGAGGCATTACATCATAAGAAACTTGTTCATTTGCATAGTTATAAGTTTCATCTTGATTTGTGCCAAACATGAGTCTAAACGAAAAATATGTTGGTTCATCAAATCGTTTTGATAAACTATATTTATCGGCTATTTTACCAATCGAACGAAATTTATTATAAATACTCATGTTAATTTATTTATTTAAACTCTTTTGTAGATAACTCGTCAGCTTCACTAACAGAACCTACGGGTATAGGTGCTGGCCATTCTCTTCTTGTTAATATAAATTCTTGAACAAAATTACTTTGTATTGTTCCCCAATTTTTAGAAGACCAATATAACTTAAATCCCTTAACATAATACCAACCACTATATAATAAATCTAACGCTTCTTGAATTTTATTATCTGGATTAATTTTCTTGTTTTCTATAACATCTGTACGAATTAATCCAACAGGCAATTTATCGCCTCTTATAATATTAAAGTTATTTCCTATAACTTCAATATGAAGGTTTAATTTATCTAGTTCTTTATTGTTTATTAAATTTTTAACTCGCGCCAATTGATAATGCTTATGATGATTGCCATCCCATTGCTTATTATCTTCATTCGAATTGGTTATTGTATATTGAATGCCAAGCCAAGGAAATTTTTCATAAAGATCAACAAACGGGTAATTGGCTCTTTCTAAATCCGGATTATCTTTATCTCTTACGTATGTGGCTCTTCCGCGCAATAACATCATCTTTTTTGCTTTATCTCTATCATAGGTAGGTTCAACAGGAATATCCCAATATTTTGATGTATCAGGGTTTATATAAACATTTGCAGTATGTTCAAACATTTCACATGTCATTTTTGTTCCTATCTGAAATGTTATAGCGGATGAGCGATTTAATGGACGCCACGATTTAATATAAAAAGATGTATTTAAAGCTTGTGTAAAATTTGAAAACACTTTTACAGTTAAATTCGTATCTTCTTCTCCTGTTTTTGCCCCGTATGTATAGTTTTTATCTAAATTATCTAATAAAACTGCTATATCGACTTGTGATTCCGCAGACATTAGTTGTTTATTCACATTAACAAAATTTAAGTTATAATAAACGTCTATCCAAGCGGAATAAAAAGATGAGTCATCTTTCCAAGCCCTAGAAATTACATTATTAACATATATATCGCCCGTAGTATTTGCCTTTAACCATATTTGTCTATCGTCTGTATCATCTTCATTTGTTGCAAATCCTAAACCATATCTTTTTGCAAAATCCATTAATGCTCCAAATGAAGTGCCTACATATGAAAAATCATTCTTTTGGCTTTTTAATCCAGGCACAAACAATTCACCAAAAAATGTCATTGATACAGGAGATTTTCTTTGCGTTGTATTTGGTAATACATGAACGCCTGTTATGACATAATCATTTCGTATTATTTTAAGTAAATCGCTTCTATTCCTAATTGCTATTGAGATAATGTCGCCATCTTTAGGCATTTCTCTTGCCAAAAATTCCTGATTTCCAAATAATACATTTAGTGTTATTGTTGGAAGAAAATTTGTACTATCTATCGTAACACTTGAAATTTCTGTCTTATTTAACGTGTAATTGTTTATTTTTATTAAAGGAAATTCAAGAGAAATTGAATCTTCGGCCCTTTGATTAGATTTTGTTTTTTCTCCACGTATTGAAAGTTCGTCTAATTGAATAGTTTTTTCAAAAAGGACACGTATTCGAGAAACTGATTCTTCATTTATAGTTTGCTGTTCTTCTTTTTTCCCCGTAGAATTTGCTGGAGAAATAGGCAATGTCGCAATTTTTCCAGAAGATTTTTTTTGAATTAAATCTTTGCTAGATATCGTGTTATCTACTGCTGAAGTAAATAACCCGGTTGATATTGAAGGATTGCTTGCCATTATTTTCTACTTTTTATAACATTAGTTAAAAAGCCACTAGTTGTCATTCCGTCTTGTAGACAAGACTCGACACCTTGTCCAAAGTATACTCTACCATTTCTATATGTAATTTGTGGTTCTCCTTCTTTTGAAATGTTAGGAGGTAACGCGCCTTCTTGCATTGTTTTTTCAAGATTCCTATTTTGAAAATCATTATTTGCTTTAGGAATTTTAATAGGATCAATGTATCTATATGTGTCTCTTAATTTTTTAGCTGCATCAACGCCAGAACCAGATTTTGTTGAAACAATTGGACGTATTGAATCAAGACTTGGGATTAAAATGTAGTCTCCTTCTAATAATGTAAATGGATTTGAAATTCCATTAAATTTTAATATTAATTCTGCGTATTTTGAATCTTTATACACAGCAGTTGAAATTAAATCAGGGCGCATTTCATATTGACGTGGAATTTTATATACATTATATGAGATATAATTGGGTGCTCCCATATCAAACATTGATTGTGTTAAATCTTTTATTTCTGTTCCATCTGGAAGAGTAAATACAGGCTTATTATCTAAACTGTTTGCAAACATGATTTTATTCTATTATATTAATGCTCTTTGTGCTATCCAATCTGCAGCTCTATATGAACTATAAATTATGTTATTATTTAATTCATTAACAAATTGCTGTGATGAATTTGCAGATATCCCAAAATTAAACGATGCTCTATTCCATACACTAGTTTCATCACTTACGATTGAAAGTTTAGAACCTTCTATTTGTTTAGGATTAATATATCTTCCTCCACGACCAGTGTATTTTATTCCAAACGTTTGATTAGGAACTTGACCAGTTGTTCCATCTTTTAAATCTTTTTCTGTAACTTTATCGACACCTGTTGTAAAATCCGCACTTCCCTTAAATGATTCCGGCAAACTATAAATTCTTCCCATACCTCTATTAAATACAGATTCAATTGCATCTCTATCTCTAGCCATTGCATGTTTTAGTTTAACAGTTATTTTCATTTCAGTTGGGAAATCATCGGGCCCAAGTTCTTCATTAAATTCAACTGTTATGCCTTCACATATTAAATTACCAATCATTGCAATTGGATTTAAAGGATTTCCTATAGTTATATGCCATTCTCCTACTGGTTCTCCTGTTAATATTGCTTTAAGGCCTGTAAGATAGGGAATTTGTCCACCAGATCTTCTGGCTAATTGTGCACCTATTATTTTTCCCGAAGCACCTGACATTAAAGTACTAAATGCCCCTACAATATCAAAACCATCTCCACTAAATATTTTAGATAAAGCTGCTTGAAAATTTTCTAATACGTTACCTGCAATTGTACTTACACCTGTGCCTGGAGATGTAAACTGATTAATAGTTTCTATGCCCCATCCAAGAAAATCTCCTTTGTACCATTTTTCGATACCTGCTTGACCACCTATAAAAGGATATTTAGCAGGATTTGCCATAAATCTATGAGCGCCACCAAAAAATTGTGCTGAAGCCGAACCCATGACTAGAAAATTTGAAAGAATATCAAGAAGAACAGCCTTAGGGTTAATTCCGCCTACAGGACGAGCAACATATTCAAATACTAAATTAAGGCCATCCCACTCAAATGCCATTCCAGCCTTTCTTTTCATGACTTTATCTATCCTATTAATAGGACCCATTACTCTATTTTCATAAGGCCCATTATCATAAGGATCTGGGGGAAGTTGTCCTTGATTTAAGATATTATCAATGCTAACTTGGCCAGAAGCTACACCTAATATCTCAGCAAATGATGCCAAACCTCCCCATATTGCACCTGGTCCCGAACGACTATCAACTGTATCAGCAGTTACACTCCATACATCACCCTGGATTTCTTCCCATTGGACGCCCGTAGTAAATTTAATGATATTATTAAGATTATTTCCCGAATCTCCTCCAAAATATGTAATTGCTGTAGCCATAGGAGGAAATGCAGTAGCAGGGCTATTATTTTCAGAAGTTGCATTCATTCCCGGAAATTTCAAGTTATCAAGAATAGGCGCAGCATATCTTCTTAGAGTTATAAGTCTATTATTAGGAATTTTATTCCAATATTTCGAGAATACAAAGTCTGTAAATTGGTAAGGCGTTCTTCCGTAGGGATCACCTTGTCCCCAGGATATTAATGCTGAAGTAGTCGGAGTACTTGTAATATTAAGTTGATTATCTGAGGTTGTATCTAATTCATACCATTTTCTTTGATTCTTTTGATTAATAAGTAATTTTCCGCCTTCTGATCCATATAATCTAACTAATGCATAATAATTTTGTAATGATGGCACGCCTTTATAAAAATCATCTTTACTCATTGCTGCACGTTCGCTTTTAAGTTTCTCAAGCATTTCTCCTTTTTTATCAAAATCTGGTTTATCTTTTAATGTAGCATAATCCATTAAATAGCCTGTAGTTGAAATTTCAGCAAAGTCCGTTGAATAAGGCATAAGCCCTGTCGCCTTTGCATTATTTAATTCATATGCTTGTTCAAGTCTGAATAATCTTCTATCAAACGGTGAAGAGCCCTTAATATTTAAGTTATTTGCTTCACTAGTTTCACTATTTTTAATTGTAGTTGTATCTACACGAGAAGAAGCAATTTCACGTTCAGCTGCGGGGCCATAAATATTTGTTCGTATATAATCGGGCCCTTTGTTATACACCCAATTTGCTGCTCCTCTAATTTGATTTACATCTGTAGGATCAAACGATTCCCCTAAAAATTTTTTATTATATAGTTTAAGATCATCAATACTGTTTGGAATATTTACAGTGCTATTTTTTAGCGCCTCAAAGCGCAATGGTTTAGTGTTATATACTGTATCAGCAGGATGTCCTGCTCTATAATCATTTATAACTAAATTTTTTATCTGGGGGTTTTCTGTGGCCAATTTAATAAAAGATGTACGATTATGCACAGACCCAACCCATTTATTTATAAGCCCTGCTATTGTTAATGACATTTTATTTTTTATTTTATATATTCATAAAAAAGCCTGAACACTCGTTGCAGGCTTTTTCGTTTAAATAAAATTGAAATGTTATGTTTTCCACCTAATATTTTCAATGTTATTTATTTTTTGACATTCAATCAATCTTATTTTTTTAACTAGCGGGAAAAATACAATTTCATCAAAATAGGAGTAAATATATGTTAATTTGGGCACATTATAATCATCTAACAAAACTACTTCAGAAATAGTTTCTATGTTTTCTAATGTATCAAATAAATTTGGCAAAATTTCTTCTGTTAATGAAGGATTAGAGTAAATTATTCCTCGTATTCTTTTTGATTTTGCGTATGTTCGTATTAAATCGTCTATATACGTACTTATAATAAATGAACCATATTCATCAATAGTAGAATATGTATATCCATATTTTTCCAATATTTCAGGGATATAAATAATGGAAAATAATTTTAGGTTTAGGAACGATTTCTTAAGTCGTGGAGTTCCTTCAATAGTGACATAAAATTTCACGCTTATTCTTTCTCTGTTTTTATTTTTCTTTGTCTTTTGTAGTATATTTTTTCTGCTTCATCTAATGCATCAATTAAAGCTATTTTCTTTTGATTTGCGAGATTATTGGCTATAAAAGATATGGCTTCACTGTCTATTTCATCTTGTGATCTGTTTTGTTGTAATTCAACTTCTCTTAAAAATTCTTCATGCGCTATTTTACCGGCTTCAATGTTTTCGCGCATTAATTCAAATTTTCTTTTTCTTGGAAGTTTTTGTTGGTATTGCATGATTCCAAGTCTTTTGCTTGTTAATCTACGTTCACGTCTATTCATAGTCGTTTATTTTTAAGTTATGTATTTATTTTATAGTTTCATTCAAACTATTCACATAAAAATAATTAAAAAGTCTAAGATAAGAAGCTAATAATAAAGTATCGTCAGACGTAATTACATGAGAACTGTCGATCATTTTAAATTGGATTTTACTTTTATTAATCTCCATTTCTTGTATTTCAGGGATTTCTTTTCCGCCTAAATCTACACAATAAAGATCAATTGCAGAATCAGATGTTAAGTTATTATAAAGAGCTCCTAAATACATCCAATCATCTGCATTTGTAACATTTAAACCGATTGCTTCATACAATACTCTATTAGCCGCAACAAGGTTTGTACCATCATCTTGGTTAATATAGCCATTAATTAAAGTATAGTCATATTCTTCAAATACATAATTATAGTCTTTAATTACTCCAATTTTATCAAGAAGGCCACGACTATCAATTGTATAAGGAAGAACGGTTACTCTGTGTTTTTTAGAAATAAGATAAAAATGATTTTGAATTTCAACCACATCTTCAAAATTTCCTTCTGCTATTACCTTACGTTCAATATTTTCATTCATTGACATAATTTATTTTATTTATATATTATGGTTGAATGTGTTCATTTCCCGAATTTTCATTTTCGTACATAGAAAAAATTGCATTCTTTAGCGCATTTTTAATTTCATCGACTTTAATTTCATCTACAATATAATCAATGAATTTTTCATCACCGTTTTCAAACGAATCTTTAGCTATTTGATATAGCGCTGGCAATGGAAGAGAAATAGTCATTTCCATACAAATTTCTGTGTCTATTTTCTTTGCCTTTGACATTAAAATGTATACAGGATCTGAATCATTATTATGATGCATCGGCGCATTTTCTATTTCTTTTTCTTTAACTAAAAAATCTTCTTCTTTTATTTCTACTGTAACTTGAGGTTCTGGTGATATTGGTGATTGTTTGGCACGTTCAATTCGCCCAAACGCTGAATGGGTAGGAGCAGTTAAAGCAGGAGGAATTAACTCGATTGTCTTCTTTGCTTTAGGGTTTGGCCGTGTTTGTCCTGTTTGTCCCGATAAATCTGCATTAACCATTTCTTCAACAGAAGGTATTTCATAACATATTCCTGTCTTATCATCTTTTTCTATTCGAAGCTTATCTTCATGAGAAACTTTTTCATTAAATTTCCAGCAATTTTGAGGACTATCTATTTCAGCCATTAATTTATTTGTCAGATCTCGTTGATTTAATTGCGCCACAAATTCTTCGTTTATACGAGAATCATCTTTAAATGAAAGATATACTATTCCATCCTCTTCTACGATATTATCTAAAAGCAGAATTTCGCCTCTACGATCTCCGGCAATCCATTGGAAATATCTTTGTTCATTCATCTTTTTTAATTTTTATTGTTACTGATTTTATATTTTTTATATTAACGTTATATAATGATGAATCCTGAGTATTGATCACGATATTCTTTGGACCATTCGGTAGTGAATCCTTCTTCTTTCCACGAAATATAATCTTCTCTAAAACCTTCCAAGACATACTCAAAGTGCTTTTTATAATCACCTCCACTTAAAAAATCCATACGTATAACAGGGATAACGAATGTATGCTTAGTTCCTTTAACTCTCCAGTAATATGAAAATGCACCAAAGCTATGATCTTCTCCAATCCCATATTCTACGTATAAAGGGGAAATCCATCCTTCAGGATTAACTTCAATTGTCTTAACATTTTCAAGCTCTTTAAAGTCAAAATTGTGTGGCATTTTATCCTTTTTTAGAGTAATCTACTATCTGCTCATCATTGGGATCAATTTCATTATAGGGATCATGATTATCATGATGTCCATTATCTATATCATGTCCATTTTTCTTACCTATCATTGGAGTAACTTTTCTAACACCTAATAACAATGCTGAAGCAGTAATAAGTTTAAGCATTTGATCCATTACATCTATTGTATTGGGAATTTCTAAAAAATATCCAACCATTGCAGCCAAAAAAGATATAGCTGCAACTAATCCAAGTATAACGCCAATAAATCCTGAACCACTTGTTTTTCCATTCGTATTTGTAAATGTTTCTGCAAATCTGAATTTCTTTGAATTAAATGTGCTCATAATGACATATTATTTATTTTATATATCACCAGAGCACATTTTATAAATTTAGAATATACCTACTTAATTACGTCTACTATGTTTAAAACATTTATTCCCATTATTTCATAATCAGTTACTCCAAGATGTTCAGCCATCTTTGTTTCTACATCAGTGGGAGACATTGCATATACAATGTAACTTTCTTTTTTATATTTTAAATTTCCTTTTTTGTCCTCATATGAGGTTCTAATCGTTACTCTATAATATTGGTCCATAATTAATTAATTTTATTTAGTTTGTATTAAATTCTTTTTTGCGACTATTTCATCCGGAAGCATATCATCTATGTTTATTTCCGATGGAACCTTACCGCATTTTTTGCATACTAATACTTCTAATGGATAAAGTTCTTCTTTTCCTGTTGGAGAAATTATTGCAGATATTTTCTTTAAGATTATTGCTGTTTCTAATACCATTCCACCGCATTCGCATGTAACAGTTTTAAAATTTTTCATCATTTCAGGTGTTATATTTACCCGAGGTGCTCCTTTCATGTTTAATTTTTCCATGTTATTTTATTTGTTTGTTTCTTTTACACCACTATATACTGAACAAAATTCTCCAAGAGTTCCTTCTATTTCAAGATAACTTATATACCATTTTTCGGGGCTTTGTCTATATTTTTCTGCTTCTCCTTTATCGTTAATTTTAATATAATAGCCTTGCGTTATATACATGTTCCACTTTACGTTTAAGATATCGTTTCTAGAAATTTTATCTATTTCGCATAAATAGTATGCCTTAAGTCTCTCTTCAAATATTGTTCCTTTAACAAATAGGGGGGATAACGGCATTCCTGATTTCACGTCTTCTGATACTACACTTATCACGTATAATTTATTAAGTTTTCGAATGTCTTCTATTCGTACCCCCCTATGTGTCCAATCAAGTTTCATAGTTTTACTTATACATTGTCAGTTTCTGTTTTATCTGCATTCTTAGTTATTTTATCCAATTCTTTGTCAAGTTCTTCTTCAGAAAGATTGAAATTATCTAAAGAAACTTTGTTACGGCACAAACGAAAATTTGAAGAATAATAAGCTGCGCCTTTCATTGTTTTAGATATATCATCTACAACATAATTCACATTACTTGCAATTCCCATACTTCCGCCGGTTCGCCACGCATCCTGATTAGCTCCCATAAATATAAATTCCCATTCATTTTCTGTTTGGCGTCTTTGTATTTTTTCTTTAACGGCTTCAAGTTTATATTCCTTTGAACTATTTTCTTCGCCATCTGTAGTAATAAGAAATATTACTTTGCCCGGTTTTTCTTCTTCTTTTGCGCTATCATATCTTTTTCCTACTTCATCAATGGCCCGTCCAACTGCATCAAGTAATGCTGTCATTCCACCAGGAGTATAAGTATCTTTATTTAACGGCTCAACAGAACGAACATCGACTCCATTATGAACAATATCATACTCAGAGTCAAACTTTATAAGCGTTAAAAGAGCTTCACCCGGAAGTTTTTGATGCGTCTCAAGAAAAGTATTAAAACCTCCTATCGTATCGTTTTTTACATTACACATAGATCCCGATTCGTCAAGGATAACTATAAGTTCGCATAAATCTTTTTTCATAATTGTTTTTGTTTTTATATTAATAATTTGTGTTTTAGTTTTTAATGTTATTTTATTTGTTTAAGTGACCAATTTATAATGTTATTGTCTGTAATTACTTGTTCAGGATTGTTACCATTAATTATGGGATTAAAAATATTATTATATTTTTTTAAATATGAGCCATTTTCATCAATAATAGACGTAAACAACGGCGGCGTTCCATCGCGAATAAAATCATGTTTTAACATTTCTTCGACTTTTTTATAATGCTTTTCATATAAATGCATCGAATGTGATGTATGAGTATATGAACCCATTTCCAAGTTAGGATAATATTTCTTAAGATGAATAAATGCCTGTTGATGAAGAATATTAAAAAATGTAAAATCTGTCATGAATCCAAGAATAACATCGTTACTTCTCATATTTAAAGTCATATGAAGTTTGTCATTTCTTATATGAAATAATGAAGTTAAAGTACAAACCTGATCTTTATTGCCAAGATACTGATGATACGGTTTATTAAAATGCATAATTGCTTGACGACTATCTTTATCTTGAATAAGACTTTTAATTACCCATTCGTATTGAGTCAATCCATATTCATTTTTTTCGTTAAATAAAAGATATCCGTATGCTGAATTAACATGATCAGTTTCATCTTTAAGTGATTTCCACATTGATGCATATTTTTCGATAAAAGACGCCTTATCTGATCCACTAAAATACCAAAGTAATTCTGCCCCAATGTATCGTTGTTGAGATCCTCTTATCTCATTATGATACATATTCATATTTGGTTTTTGTACTTCAATTATGCAGTTAATAATTTCTCTAACCTCCATGTCTCGAGGATTTGAGATATACTCAGGATTATTTAAAAGATCATTTAGAATATCTCTATAAATATGTGCAATGTATGTTCCTTTATAAATTTTCATTTTGTTTTTTAATGCTTTTGATTATAATTTCAAGAGATGATATATAACTTTCCCATGAGATTTCCCTTAACTTAAATGCAGAAGTTAATGAATCAATTAATTTCACGTAGTCATTTTGTTTCTCGTTAGTCATGACTTTTTAATTTTGTATACTTTTCGACATCAAGAGTTTTATACTTCTTTTTTATTTTATGTAATTTCTTTTCTCTTTTTAGATATTTTTCTGCAGGAGAAAGAGGAATAAGACAAATTGGATCAAACGAAGTTTGTATTTCTTCAATATCTTTCATCATACTTTCTGTTAAAATTTGAATAAATACGACCCATTTTCCCGATTTATTTTTATACACAAAGGAAGCATCTCCAAGAATTTTATCACCACGTTTTTCAATACGAGAATAAGCACATGAACGTCTATATTCTAAATGTTCTAATGCCTTTTCTTCTGTATTGAAATATCGTTTCATTTTAAGTTTTTAAACATGATAGGTTTTAGCTTTGATTTTTTAAGCACAATTCTTGCAGAATTTCTTGCCCTTGCGTATTCTTTAGGGGATACTCTTAGGAGATTTTTGCTACCTTTCATTTTCGTACATTATTTTATTTTTTTAATTAAACGTTGCGATACATTAAAATATAAAATTGACCAAAAGATAAAATCCATACCCGATTGAGCCTACTATTACAAGTAACATTATAAAAATCAGCCCCATTGATATTGCATTACAAAATTTATCTATTTTTGTGTCATGTACACTAGCCAGAAAATAGTTTCCAGTAAAATAAGAAGCTACAATATAAATTATTGTTAGTACGATTGAAAGAATAATTTTAGGTATCATAATAATTAAAATTTATGTGTATGTTACAATTTTTTGTAGATTTTATTCATTTATGAAATAAATTACTTCATTTAATATAGCCTCTTTAGGCCTAAATTCTCCAAATTGATCATCAACTTTTATTAAACATTTATTACGTATTAAACTAAAATTATGAATTTCTTTAAAAAGTTCAAGTTCTTTAGTTTTATCTTCTATGTTATTTGAAAAAGAATTTCCATCTTCTTTGCTATGAAAAAATTCTGGATCTGCTGTAAGGGTTATAAGATAGATATCGTTATTAATTAAACAATGTAATGCATGTCTTTCGAAATTTTCTAAAACATGTAATAATATTTCTTTTTTAACACCTCTAAACATTTGTCCATAAACATATTCTCCAAGATGAGATCTATTCCATATCAGTTTATTTGGAAAATAGTTATGTTTTGACCAACTTTTTCTTCTAAATGCTTTATATAAATCAATTTCTTCGTGAAAGCATTCTATTTGAAAAGACAATGCCTTTTGAGATGTTAAGTCTTTAGGTGGTTTTCCAAAATGTCTTATAGTTACATTATCATAGTTAAAATGTTCACATAAACCTTTAATCAATGATGATTTTCCTAGTTGATCTCCGCCCTCTATTATAAGTAATTTCATACTTTTATTTTATATTTTATAAACATGTTTGGCGTTTGTTTTCTTTAAAATAAAGATTTAACCTTTTTAATTTCAACTTCCTTTGTATTGTCTTGCATAAGAACAGAATAAGGAGATAATCTACGATTGCCTCTTATAATTTCTACTATTTCAGTTGTAATGTCTTCACAAGTTTTAACGGGAACATTTTGGGTTATTTTAACATATTCTTTAGGGCTTTCTAAGTCATAATCATGGGGCAATCCCATCATATGCATATGTTCTCTTATATTCATGAGTCTATCCTCAGAAGGATGCACTTGTCTACACATCATTTCACCTATAACAGCATATATGTATTCTTTATCAAGTCCAAGAACCCGATAATTAATTCGAGCATTACGCCCCTCAGAAGCATTTTTAATAATATGCTTTATGTTTTTTGTCACTATATCGGATTTATCGGGTAGTGATTGTTGAAATTCAAGAAAATCATTAAGAAGATTTTTTCGACCTAAATAATCATATGATGTTATATGAGGACGAAAATTAACCATTTCTTGTCTCCAGTTTTCTCCTAATAGCTGTTTAAGATATTTTGTTATTTCCCATTTTGTTATATCCCATTCATCATGGACATATTCGTCTTGATGTTTAGTATCTTTGGGAATTAACTTGAGATATTCCAAAGAATTAAGATAAGGTCTATTATATGTTTCTAAAATAGGTGCATTTTCTCCTTTATAAAATATTCCGTATGTTCTTGGTCTATATTGAGGAATTCCATGCTTAAGTGTATTGGTTTTATAAAAAGTTATCGAGTATCCAAATTCTTTTCCTATTTCTATGAGTTTTTCCCGTACTAAATCACCTGAACCTGTAAAAAGACCGGGTGCGTTTTCAAAGGCATAAACTGTTACACCTATATCGCCTATTAAAAAACGAGCAGATTCATACATCCAATCATTTGGTGCGGCAGTTCCACGAGTTCCCTTTTTTCGTTGAGCGGCTTGCGATAGTCCTGAACACGGAGGAACCGACGAACTAAAATCAATTGTTCCAAATAATTTTGAGAGTTCTTGTTTTTCAATATCTGTTAATTTATCTAATACGTAATAAGGGACATCATATCCTTTTTTCTTGAGATATCTTCGATAAAGTAAATCGTTAGATTCAAAGGGTGAATATGAAGTTATAGCTACCGGCGGTTGACCTATTATATTCATATTACCTAACGCAAAACCGCCTGCTAAAGGAATGTGTGCAATGTATCTCATAAATAACAACTATATCTTTAAATTATAGTAATTAAAGATATAAAAGTTTTAAGAAAGAAGCACTCTTAAAGAATGCTAAATGAATATTTATTTGTTGAAAATAACTATAAAGGATTTTTCTTCGGGTGTTTTAATGTTATCCTGTTTTGTCATGATCGCCTGTTGAGTGTTACTTTGTTTAAATGTTGTATCAATTTCGATCGGTTTTATCAATTTTTGGACGGTGATATCTTGAACGTTTGTAGTATTATTCGTATCAATGTTTTTCTTTAATGCTGAATATGAGTATAAAATATCTATTGTAACTGTATTATTTGAAACATAATCATTCTTTTGGGAAACGTATGACATTGTATCGCATGACCAAAAAGATACAATAATAGAAATAATAAAGAGAAAAAAAATGCGTGCTATTTTTTTCATGTTAAATTTCTTCTTTATTTATGAAGTATTTTTTATAAAGGTTAATCGCAGAAGGTTCGTCAAACATTCCTTTTTTCATTCCTTCGCTGTAATATTTTGGGTTTTCTGCAAGGTGTTGAAGAGCAATTGTTTTAACCACTGCTAAATCTGAAGAATGTTCTTTTTCAACTTCAATACCTACAAGAAATTCCTTAGGATCTACGTCTTCAGCTGTTATTCCTACTTCTTTTTCTTTTTTAAGAACTTCTTCATTAAGAAAATCATAAAGAGATTCGTTAACAAGTTTTTTCATTCTAATATATCATTTTTTATATATATTTATGTCAGAAAAATGAAGATGACTTAGCGAGACTTTAACCCGCATAATAAGCAGTTGGACTTATTGTTTTTTCATTAAACTACAAATCATCTTCGAGTGATCAAACATAAGGCCCGTCTTGATCATTAATCTTCAACATATGTCATTTTGAAAAATTCGTAAGCAACATTAATATCTTTATCCAGAGAATATTCGTGGATGGCCTCCAGAGTGCTTAGGAGAATTGAATTACTTAAAGTAATGGAATCCATTTCAATCCATAGTCCAAGTGAATCTATGCCTTCTGGTGAATCCTGCATTAAATCTTTATACATATCTGCACACATAGCCTCAATATATTCCTCGGTTCGCGGAAAACCTTGTGGCAAAATAAATTTAACACTTTTTTTCTTTTCAAATTCTACAAGATTGTTAGCTTGTGCTTCTCCTGTTTTTTTCAAAAGAGAAAAAGTCATTGAGACAATTTTCGTAAAATTCATTTATAATTTTTATGCCTTTAATTTTAATTTTATTGTTGCCCTACAGTTTTCAATGCTACTCCAGACACAACAGGATTTGCTTTGTTATTTGGTTGAGCAAATTGTTTAGTTATACTCATGTTTGTGATATTTTCAGAGTTTGGTTGAACTGAACTTTCGTTCGATTCTCCTTTAACGACAACCTCATCGGATTGAACTGGCTGCTGTTGTGCCATAGCTCCAAATCCTGAACGTTCATTCCAGTAATCTTTTCCGTAATTAATTGTTAACTCTTCTCCAGCATTTATAGTTCTTGCCGCAATAAAGTACATTTGGCGGTTTTTAGAATTATATGCAAAAGTTATATTTGGGTTTTCACTATGTGTGTAAAGAGAGCCATAGCCAAGAACAACGCCATATATTTGTTTTAGCTTATCTATTTCAAAGATATAGTCTTTAAGTCTTGGAACAGCTTTAGTTTCAGGACCAACAAAAATAACCGGAGATATTTCAACTATTTCACCTTTTGCAAATTGTGTTCTAGCTAATACAAGATATGAGCCATTTTGTTTTTTAGAATATTCGACTCGATTAATATTGAACACTTCTTTGCGAAGTCTTAGCAAACCTCCCCTATCAGCAATATGAGAAGGCTTAGTTTCAACAGGATTGTCTTCATCAAAAGGATTATAGAATTCTTCTCTTAAATATTCACTAAGTGATTTAATTTTATGTTTCATTGTCTTAAAGCTTCTTATATTTTTTATATTCTCTAAATGATTCGAATGTATATTCCGGCAAAGGAATCATTTTATGTTTTGCGGCATTAAATATTTTTTTAAATTCTTTGAGATTCATAGTTCCTAAAGCCATACGTTTAATATGATTTTTATACATATCAAAATTATCGGGATTTGTTATCATGCCAATGAATTTACCCGTAAGTTGTTCTTCGTCTTTTGCCCATTTCTTATAATTACTTGGGTCTTCTTTCATTTGTTTTATATATCGTCTAACAGGAACCCACAAATTTTCAACATATTCATCAACCTCTAAACGTTTTTTTATGTTTAGAATTTCTTCATACATATAAGCAATGTTGTCTTCTATTATTTCTTTTTGTTTATTGCTACTGATAACTGCGCCAATTGCTGAAGTATCTATTTGTTTTAATAACGCAAGCGCCCTTTTAATTTTTTCATTAAATCTTTCTAGCTGAACTACGTTAAGTTTCTTACCTTCTTCAATTTCATAAAATTCGTCAACTATTGAAGGATATAAATTTTTTGCTACTAAATAATATTTTTTGATATGTATTTCAGCATTCTTACTCATATAATAAATTAATTATTTTTTATTAAAGGCTCTTTTTCAGGAGTAACTGCGGTATCTTTAGTCTTTTGAGTTGATGTGCTGGTTCCTTTTCTCGTTTTTCTATCTCTTCTCATGGGTTCTTCACCCCGTATTTTCTTTAACCAATCTTCCATAGTTTCTTCTTCTATAATGTCAGCATCATGTAAAGCCTGAGAAACAGCTAATTCCAAGTTAATAGATAAATCATCCCAATATTCTCCTAAAGCTTCTTTATCTTTATCTGTTAAAACTTTGTTTTTGTCAATTTTTTTCTCAATATTTTTAACTTGTAAGTTAACTTTTTTTCGAATAAATTGTGCTATTTCTCTATCAGTTGATTGAACTATTCTTTTAGCCTGTCTTGCATTTTCTCCTTGACCTCCAGCAATTTTCTTAGCTTCATTTTTTCTTTGAATAGTTTTATATAAAGGGTGTTTTTCATCTGTGGACGCAATTTCAACTTCTTTAAGAATCCAAGCTCGTATTTTTTCTGCTGTATTATTTAATTCATCTTTATGTTTAACGGAAATGCCTTTAGAAACTGCTGCTTGCATTCCTTTTTTGGCAAGTTGTAATAAGCCTCTTCCTAATGTTGAAAGTACGCCTTCATATAACTTAGGATTTTTCTTGTAATCTTCCCAGGAAATATCAGCATTATCTAACATTTCTCGTAATTGTAAATATTCACTATACTTCATAGCTATAGTTTTTATTTTTTATATATATTTAAAACAAAAAAGCTTGAATATATAAAATAAAAAATACACTTATGAAACATGTTCGTGAATCACTTAATCAATATTATGATTACAAGTTCTTCAAAATGTTCGAAAAAGATGAAAAAGCCAATCTTAAGAAAAAAGAACAAGATGGTTTAGCAGTTATAGAAAAAATCAAAAAGAATTTTGAGGATTTCAAGAAAAATGCAAAAGGAGAAATTCTTAAATACAAAGAATTTTGGGAAGAAAATAAACAAAAGAAAGAAGGATTTACTGAAACCGGAGATGTTTATAAACTTTTTGATAGTGATTTTGTTGTAGGCGTTCTAGTATTGCCTGCTGAAACACTTTCAGATGGAAGTATAGATGGCGGTATGGGAGCAACAGATGAGCCAGAAGAAGAAATCATTGAAGGAAAGGTTCTTGAAGCTGAAGGTGATGGTGAAGAAGATCTTGGATTAGATTTAGATGATTCTCCGGAAAAAGATGCTACAAATGATCCTGAACAAAGTCCTGATGAAGAAATGTCACCGATAGGAGAACCTATAGCCGGAGATATGCCAAGCGAGGAAACGCTGTCTTTCACAGAACCCCAAAAATACTTTGTTGTGTATGACATATCTGGCGATGAAAGAGAAGAGATCTTTAGATGTGGTTCAAATAATGTTGTAAATGCTTTTAATGAGTTTTATAACGATACATTTAAAGCAGCAATGAAAAATATCATACTTCAATATAAAGCCAAAAAAGATAAAGAAAGAAAAGAAGTTGAGAAATCAGAAAAGAAAAAAATTGAAGCTAATAAAAATTCTAAATTCAGAAAATTTTTAGGAGAAAGCTCAATTAGAACAAATATGTCAAGAAATTCTGCAAAAGATTTTAAAAACATGTCTCAGGAAGAAAAAGATATGGCTCTAATAGAGGCAAGTAGACGTGGTCACACAAAAGCAGTTAAATCGCTAATAAATGCAGGCGCAAATATACATTTTTCTAATGATAGAGCTTTACGATGGGCAAGTGGTAATGGTTATGTAGAAATAGTCAAACTTTTATTAGATGCTGGTGCCGATGTTCATGCTTATAACGATGAGGCTTTACTATGGGCAAGTGAAAATGGACATACTGAAGTAGTTAAGTTGCTTAAGCAATATATGAAAACAAATGAAAGTATTGAAAGTATTAAAAAATACTTTGATGATGTAATTGAATGGATGAATAGCCCCGATGATGAATACGATACTAGTGAAAATGAAAAAAACGATAAAGAACCTCTTTTTCAATCACTTAATGACGAATTATATGAAAATGATTACGGATTAGATGACATTAGAGAATTTGACTTAGACACCGACAATATTGTATTTTGGAATGGAAATGTAATTCATCCTATGTCAGGATACGGAGGAAACTTTGACTATTTAAACATTGGAGTGACTCTTATTAAAGAAGCTCCAGATAAATACGTAGTTGAACAAAAGGGCGAAAGACGAAATGGAAAATTTTCAAGAGAAGAAAATCGACAAATTGAAAGAGGAGATTTAACCATAGATGAATGGAATATTGAGGATTTTGACTATGATGTAGACTATGAAATCGATGAATATAAAGAATTCGCAACATTAAAAGATGCAGTTGAATACATTAATAGCGATTCATGTCTTGATTATAATGGATAAAATATAAGGCAAAATTCTTTAAATTAAATGATTTGTGAAAAGGGACGAAAAATCCCTTTTCGTGTGTTATTTAACAAAACTTTAACAAGAATTGGCAGTATAAAATAAAAGATTTTGTTTATATTCAAATAAAAAATTAAAAACGTGGAACAATCAATCAAAGATTACATTGTAAAAACGCAAAATCTTCGTTATGAACTGTTTTCGCAAATTAAAGAAACCGAAGATCATGATGAAATTGATAGGTTTGATAAATTAATGTTAGAAATTGATACGCTTGCTGAAGAAATTATCCGCCTTCTTAATAAACATCAAGATGATCTAGAATTTGAGTTTATCATGGAGCAACTTTCAAAACTTGGACATGCGCCCAATCTTCTTTATGATGACAATGGAAACTGGGCAGTTGTAACATCAGGATTTCAAAATGCTGACTTTGGTGATGATACTGGAGACATACAAACTACTTTTTTTATTGAAGCAGAAGAATGGAAACCAACACCAAGAGAAGCACTTAAACATTATTTATCAAAAGAAGAATAGTATGATTACAGTTGTAACCACACATAATTTTAAAATCTTTAAACTGTTTTATACACATAAGCATCATCAATTTCTCAATAAACGTTTATTCTTATATGTAGATCAAGATGATTCTAGCGAATTTTGTAAAATTATTGATCCCAAAACTACCACAATTTTTGATAAAAATGATTTTAGGAAATATTATGGAAAAAATTATCTTGAAACATTAACAACATTTAGTAAGGTATATTTTCTTAATATGTTGTTAAAAGAGAATCTTATAGATGATTCATTTTATTTTACAGACGATGATGTTTTATTCTTTAATGACTCATTTGAAAAAGTTGTTGAATCTGAAAAAGCAATTTACGCAAAAGATATGTTTTTGAAGATTCATGAATATTATAATGAATGGCCCAAAATAAAAAATTGGATAAATGAAAACTATAGAGATGATTATACTTTAAGTGCTTGTGCTACAAATTTTTATTTTCCTAAAAATACTATTCCTGAATTACGAAAACATTTTACAAAACATTTCGATGAATGCATTTCTATTCTTTATGATGATAGAGAGTATATTCAAAAATTAAATGAAAAAAGTAAATCAACAAGAAATGCCAGTGCACAAGTGTTTTACATTGATACTCCCTTCTTAAATATTGTATTCCCAAAAATAGGATTAGAAAATTACACATTATCACAGATATATTTGTCTTTTTATTCTCATTTACGAGGTATCAAAGAAAAACTAAACACTATAAAAACACATGATATTATTGAGAAATACTTTTCAAAAATGAAAGAATATCCTGCGAGACAACCGCTAGTGCATTTTAGTGTTACAAATAAATTTCCATTAATGAGAGATTGTTATAATTATTTTAATGGGCAAAATTATGTGCATGAAAATATAGATGATATTCTTAAAGAAAATCCAAGAGAAAAAAAGAAGCTGTTAAAACCAAAAGTTAAAAAACTATTTTAACTATAAAAAATAAATTATATGAAAGTTGCTCAAGTATTAGGACGAGGCGTTGAAGGCGCTGGAATTACACGTTATGTAATTGAATTAGCTGCATATCTTAAAAAATCGGGTATCGATTTTAAAGTTTATGTTGTTGATGATAAAAAATGGGGAAGAGGTAAATTCCAGAATATGCCCGATTATGAATATATTACAAAAGACAATATAGATACATTTGCAGATGATGTCTTGAACAAGTTTGATTACGTATTTATTCATTCAGTTCCATCTACTAAACATTCACAATGGGCTCAAGACGGTTTTCTAAAAATAATGAAAGATCTTAAAACTAAAAAGATTATTTTTCAAAATGATCATAAAATAGCATCAATACATAGAAACGCTAATTTCTTTGAAATTTGCCAATTATGCGATGGAATTGTAAGCTTTAGCGCCACATCTCCATTCTTTAATAAACTTGTACAGCTTTTTGGAGAAGATATTCGAGATCGTTATATCCCGTTAATTAATGGTTTTAATTTTGATAATTTAGTGCAATATCGAAAAAAAGAACATTATAAGAAAATAACGTATCTTGGAAGATTTGCAACATTTAAACAGCCCGAGAGATTGTTTGCATTTCTCCCGTATGCCAAGGAAAATAACCTTCATCTTGAAATGAAAGGCGTTGAAAGATCTCTTGGTGCTCTTCACATATTTTATGATGACATTGGTAAAAAAATTCGTAAGCACGATATTATTGAAGTTAACAAAAAATCTATTGAAAACGGCATATTGCCAGCTGATCATAAAGACAGAAGCCTTAAACACATATACATCTGGGGTCCTTATGAATATGAAGACGGAATGGAGACTCTTAGTTCTTCTTTAGTTGGCGCAGATTTTTATCACTTAAATGCAGATGCCTATGGTAATAGTATTGAATATGCCATGTGTGAAATTATTGGTGTTGGTTGTGTTCCCATGTTTGATTATCATTGGGCAGAAAATACTTGGGTTTTTGAAAAAGGAAAACAAACTGATAAGAAATACATAGACTTAGACACGTATGGCCTATTTCTTAAAAAAGATTTATCAAACGTTAAAGAACTTGTTGAAAAAATAAACGATATATATTCTAACAAGGCTTTGCATAAAAAATACTTAGATTGCAGCTTAGAAGTAACACGGAATCACTGTGATATTAATTATATATATGCAGACCTTATAGAGAACATAGCAAAAGTAGAAAAAGCAAAAATTGTTAAACCCAAATCACTATTTTAAAACATGATGACAACTTTAGACTTACGACTTGAGTATCGATTTGATACAGGTTGTGCACCCACATTCGGTAAATATAATGTAAACATTCCGGGTAATCAGGGCGGCTGTAATTATAATGGTTATTTAAAGCCTGATTATGTCAAATGGCTAGAAGAACGTTATTCTAAATTACTAAATAAAGTAAGTTGTATTGGCCCTAGATTAGCTTATAAACAAGACACTGGTAAAGAATCTTTGCTTTCAGGATTTAGAAGCTATGAGAGATGGCTCGAGGAGAAAGTACTCCTATATGAACGTGCAAATAGATGGCTTGAAGAGAAAGTACTTCAACATGAACACACAAAACCATTATCTGAATGAGTCTTATAAACGAAAAATACGATAAGGTTGTTTGCATAAATCTCAAAGAGCGTCCTGACAAAAGGGAATATATGCTTGAAAGATTTGAACAACATAGTATTGATGTTGAGTGGTTCCACCCTGTTATATTAGGTTATGCTTCTCATTTCGTAGACTTATACGCTGATAAATACAACGATTTATCAAGAAATTACGTAAGATTTAATAAAGCATTTCCCAACGAATTCGGCACTCTTCATAGTCATTACTATGTTATTAAGACTGCATTGTTAGAAGGCGCCGATAACATTTTTGTTTTTGAAGACGATTGTGCTTTTCATAAAGATTGGAATGAACTATTGCCAAAATACTTAGATAGCATTCCAGAAGATGCAGATGGTATTCTTCTTTATTCTTTTATGGATCGCTTACTTCCTGAAAATATAAGAGTTAAACCAAGATGGACAAAGGGTTTTGCCAGTTGGAGTTTTATTGCGTATGGTTTAAATCGAAAAGCAATGGAAGGATACATTGACTTAATGGACAAGTGTCCTATGATTGCCGATAGAGGTTCTTGGGAAATGATGACTAGTAAGTTGTACAATTTTTATATTGCAAGCCCGCCTCTTGTCATTCCTTCAAAAAATTTAAGTTCAAATATTAGGGGCGAAAATAAAAATTATGAAAAAATCAAATCAGTTTTCTTGTTAGGTGTAAATGAAAATGACTATAAATAAAGAAAAAATAGCCTTAGAAATTAAAACACAAGACGTATCTACGAATACGGAAGAAGAATTTATTGCAGATGTATCACCTTATTTTCAGTTAAAATGGGATAAAAAAGAAAAGAAATGGACTAAGATAAGATTTTAAATTATGAAAACATTGTCTAATAAGCAAATTATTGAGAGATCATCTTTGTTTTTAGATTTATCAAAAAGTCTTTTAAACAAAATAGATCTCTTTTTGACTAATACAAACTTGAGCAAAAATGATCAAGAGTATTTAATCGAGTTAATGGAAGAAGTATATGGCCAAGGATATGAAAACTCGTCAATTGATGACACATTAATAAGTTAACTATATGAAATTTGCAACCTATGTAATGACCTTTGATCAAGGGCAATGGATTATGCGAAATCTTGAAAATGCATATTCACATGTAGATCATATCTATGTAATGCACAGTGAACTTCCCTGGGGACATAACCCAAGTGCTAGAATTACATATAAAAATAAATTTGATATTAATATCATTAAACAATCAAAATACATAGATAAAATTACTATTATTGAAGGAGATTGGATGAGTGATACAGATGAAAGAAACTATTGTCTTCAACGCGCAAAAGAAGATGGATTTGATTATTTAATGGTTCAAGATGCAGATGAATTCTTCTTTCATAAAGATTTTGAAAAAATACTCCAACTTGTAAAAGATAATCCTGAGGTAGACGTTTTTGCTATTGATCTTTATGCATTTTGGAAATCATTTAAATACATTATCATAAGCAATGATAAAGGAAAAATTGGTGGAACAAACCAAACAATTGTCAATCTTCATACAGTAAATAAGTATGATTATATACGAAACGTACATGGTGGTAATCACATGACGCTTCCAGAAGTAATCTGTTATCATGGATCATATGTATTGTCTGACGAACAGCTTTATAGAAAAATAAAAACATGGGGTCATAGTATGGATTTTGATAGTGATAAATGGTATAATGAAGTTTGGTTGCCTTGGACTTTAGAATCTAAAAATCTTCATCCTATTTGGCCATGGGTTTGGACTCATTGTGAAGTTTTTATGGGTGAATTGCCAGAAGTTATAGCAGATCTAAAATAAAATTTATATGAGTAAAAAGTTACCCATATCAATCGGAATATTGTCTTGGAATTCACCCCAAATATTAAATAATACACTTAATTCGTATAAATCACTGGGGTTATTTAATATTGTGTCTGAAGCGAATATAGCATTTCAGGAAATATCAAAAGAAGATATTGGACTTGCTAAATCATTTTCATTATCGTATATAGGATACGATAAAAATGTTGGCATAGGAAATGCATTTATTGATTTAGCAAAAAAATCTACGCAGCCTTATTTTATTACTTTAGAACATGATTGGGAACTTATAGAAAATGAAGACGTAACATTTAATAGATTAAACTTGGGAATTAAATTATTAAAAACGGGAATATCAGCTGTACGATACCGTCATAGAAAAAATCCCGGAGATCCTTTATATTCTAAAAATGTATATGAAAATAATGAATTAAACCACTATGAACCAATTACACAATTATATAGCCCGCATTTATTAGATTGTATTCATTGGAAAGAATCGCCTGAGATAGATTTTCCGGATAAAATTCAAAAGATAAATAGTTATTTTATTGCATCTAGTAGATGGGCCAATTTTACAAACAATCCATGTATGTATGAAACTAAGTTTTACATTGATACTGTATCTCAATTTGCAAATGATGATTTACATCTGGAGCCTGCAATATCTTACTGGTGGGTAAGACAAAATTTCAAAATAGCTCACGGTGAAGGTTTATTTAAACATAATGATTTTATAAAATTTTAAATGATAAAACCTAGTCATAGAAAAACCATAAAATAAAAATGGAAACTCTTAAAGTAGCATTCATAGATTTTTGGCCTGAAATAGATCAGGAAAATATTTTTTTGCCAATACTTCAAAAACATTTTGATGTTCAGGTGACACGTATAAATCCTGATGTCATTATCCATTCGATATTTGGACGAATGCAAGAAACACATAAATACAAATGTAAAAAAATTTTATATTTAGGTGAAAATTGGAGACCAGGAGATTTTGGTTCAAATTATAGCATATCATTTGATCCACATACTGATACAAATTATAGATTACCATTATGGCAATATTATTTAATACTTCGTCCCGAATTTAAAACCCGATTATTTAATAGACTAAATTATAATGAGGAAGAATTTGAAAGATGGTGCGCATATATAGTATCAAATCCTTCCAATTTCATAAGAAATTCTGCATACGGTATTTTATCACAATATAAACGTGTTAATTCTTATGGAAGGCATTTAAACAATGATATGGGATTACAAAAGGCATCACAAGGAAGATATTGGAGAGATGCTAAAGACGAGTTTTTCTTAAAACATTCTCATAAATTCATGTTTGCTTATGAAAACACGCCTTATAAATATTATTGCACAGAAAAATTAATGGATGCTTTTCTTGTTGGAGCAATGCCAATTTATTGGGGTGACCCGAAAGTAAGCGAAGACTGGAACAAAGAAGCTTTTATTGACGTAACACGTGGAAGTGTTGATATAGTTAAACAAATTGACTCAGATAAAAAACGCTTTAGAGATATGTACGAACAACCAGTGTTCACAGAAGAACAAAGAAAAAGACACGAGGATAACGTAGATAATTTTGAACATTGGTTAATAGAAAAAATTAAAAAATGAATATTATAATACCGCTAGGCGGAAAAGGCAAAAGATTCTCAGAATTTGGATATACACAACCAAAACCTCTTATAAAAGTTCTTGGGAAAGAAATCTTATTTTGGGTCATTGATTGTCTAAAGATCGATGAAAACGATAAAATATTTATTCCGTATAATGAAGAGCTTGATTATTATAATTTTGAAAATTATATTAACGCTAAATATTCAAATATAACAATAAAAGCTATTAAAGATACCCGGGGAGCAGCTGAAACAGTATATGAAGCTATAAAACAATTTAACATTAAAGGAGAAGTTGCTTTACTTGACGGTGATACATGGTACGAGGACAATATTATTGAAAAATTAAAATTAATTGATTCGAATGCAGTAACATATTTTAATTCAGATGAAACAAACCCAATATACTCTTATATCATAACAGACAATTTAAAAATTATTGATATAAGAGAAAAAGAAAAAATATCTAATAAAGCTAATACAGGTTGTTACTTTTTTAAATCTGCAGAAAAGTTGCTTAAATATTTAGAAAAAATTGACTTTAAGGCATCTTTAAAAGAGTTATATATTTCCCATGTTATTAAAACAATGTTAAATGATAATGAAAACTTTATAGCTATCCCTATCAATAAGTTTCATATTTTAGGCACACCAAAACAAATTATTCATTTTTCAGAGACTTTTAAAATTTCACCGAAAAGATTTTGCTTTGACCTCGATAACACAATCGTTACGTATCCAAAAATTCCTGCAGATTATACAAGTGTAGAACCAATTTGGAGCGTAATTAATATAATACGAAAGCTAAAAACAGAAGGACATACAATCATAATTTA